ATTGGATCCAAACAATCCAGAATTGGTTCAGTTTGTTCATGATGAGTCAATGGGAGGAGTTGGTGGTACAAAAGCTTCAAGTGAATTAAGTAACTATGAGGTAGCACACTTCAGATTATTGAATGACATGAACTTCTTGCCTTATGGTAAGTCTATGGTTGAACCAGCAAGAAAAACTTGGAAACAATTGACTCTTATGGAAGACGCAATGATGATTCATCGTATCATGAGAGCACCAGAAAAAAGAATATACAAAATAGATATTGGTAATATTCCACCAAACGAAGTTGATGCTTACATGCAAAGAGTTATGCAGTCAATGAAAAAGACTCCATACTTGGATCCAAAAACTGGTAACTACAATCTTAAATTCAATATGCAAAACATGATGGAGGATGTTTATCTTCCGGTTCGTGGTGGACAATCAGGAACAGAAATAGAATCTTTGTCTGGAATGGACTTCGGTGGTATTGATGATATTGAATACTTAAAGAACAGAATGTTTGCAGCATTAAAAATTCCTAAAGCATTTATGGGATATGAAGAAGATCTTAATGCCAAGTCAACATTAGCTGCACAAGATATTAGATTCGCAAGAACTATTGAAAGAATACAAAGAATATTTGTTTCTGAATTAACAAAGATAGCAATGGTGCATTTGTACTCACAAGGATTTGAAGACAAAGATATGTTGGACTTTGAACTTGAACTATCGCCTGCATCTACTATTGCGGAACAAGAAAAGATGGAGCTATGGGACACAAAGGTAAGTCTTGCTTCTTCAATAAAAGATCTTGGCATGATGTCTCAAGAATGGATTTATGAAAACCTATTTGACTTGAATGAGGATGATATAGTCAAGATGAAGGAAGGTGTAATATCAGACACAAAGCAAGAATTCAGAAAAACCAAAATAACAGACGAAGGGGAAGATCCACAAGCGGAAACAACTACAGCACCTACTGAAGAAGGGATCGGAAAGTTGTCTTCTGCAAAGAAAAACACAAACCTTTCTAAAAATGAAAGAAAAGAAATATTCAAATCTCTTTTTCCAAAAAAGAAGAAAGGTAACAATAACCTATTGAACGAAAATAACATACTAGAGGATGACATTTAACATATAATTTATATATTTATATAGTAAATGCACCAGATGAAGATATAACATGGCAAAACATTCAAAATACAAGAATACGGGCATTCTATTCGAATTGCTTGTTAGGCAAGTGACCAATGACACGTTGCAAGGGATGGATACATCTCCAGCAATAACTATTCTTAGAGAATTTTTCAAAAAGAATACTTCGTTGAAAAGAGAACTTGGACTCTATCAAACTATTCAAAATGAAAAATTCAAAACAGAATCCAGAGCAAACACATTCCTAGATGCTGTTATCAAAGAACATGGAAAACTAAGCAAGAGTATTGTCAAGAAGCAAAAATATAACTTGATAAAAGAAATAAAAAAGTCTTACAATTTAGAATCATTCTTCTCCCAAAGAGTAAACAATTACACAGCTAACGCATCCATATATTGTTTGTTTGAAGGAACTACTCCAATCAAAACAATGAAGTATAGAGGAGCATTGGTAGAAGGGATTGTAGAACAAAAGAAAAAGAAGTGTGCTGATACTCTAAGTATGTATCAGAAACAAGATAAAGATGTTAGATTGTTGTCTCAAAAAATATTGATTGAGAAGTTCAATAATAAATGGGGAAAAAATCTTTCTGTTAAACAAAAAGGATTACTGAAAGAATATATCCACAATATATCTAACACAACAAAGCTAAAAGATTATTTGGTGAACGAAATCACTAAATCAACTAAAATTCTTGATGGTCTTGCAAAAAAGGTAGAAGATAGTGTTGTTAAGATCAAACTTCAAGAAGTAAGTTCTCAAATGAGAGCTATGAAAATTGATAACAACATCAAAGACAAATATGTAATCTCTTTGATGAGAACTTACGATCTAATTCAGGAGGTGAAAAATGTCATTAAGTAGTAAACTCGATAAACTATTCGAAGACAGCTTTAATGATGACATCGAAGAAGCAAACGTAACTGGGGGCGGTGAATCATACAACACAAAGTATGCATTCAAAGCAGGAGAAGAAGCAGACGATGAGGATGTAGAAGTACTTGGGTACAAAAAGGTTAAAGAATCTACATTCAAAACAATGAGCAAAGAAATGTATTTGACTGAGGCTAATTATCCTGACTACAAAAAGGATGAATCTTTATCTCAAAGACAAAAAGTAAACAAAAGCATAAAAGAGGTGAATGGTAAGTTGTTCAGAATAGAACGTATCATAGACCAAAATGTAAAACTAAAAACTGAATCTGGTATAGATGAATCTAAGTATTGGGAAAGTACTAAACGTAACCTTCTTAAAATAGAAGGCAAGATGAAACGACTAGCAGAAAAACTGAGAAACTTCTAATGTCGAAAACACTACTGATAGATTATACAGAATTCAAAGTATCTCCTCAAATGATTACTGAGTCCGAACAAAGAAATGACGGAAGAGTGATTGTGTCTGGTGTACTACAAAGAGCTAATGCAAAAAATCAAAACGGAAGAGTTTATCCTAAAGATATTCTTGCAAGAGAGGTAGCAGAGTATTCAAGAATAAATGTAGCGGAAAACAGAGCTTTAGGTGAATTAGATCATCCAGAATCTTCTGTTGTGAACCTTCAAAATGTTTCACATAATGTTAGAAAGGTGTGGTGGAAAGGTGATGATGTAATGGGAGAAGTTGAAGTACTTGGAACACCATCAGGTAATATATTAAAAGAACTATTGAGAGCAGGAATAAAACTTGGTATATCATCAAGAGGTTTAGGTTCTGTAAAAGAGTTACAAGAAGCTGGAACAGTAGCAGTGCAAGATGATTTTGAATTGGTATGTTGGGACTTTGTTTCAAATCCATCAACTCATGGAGCATTCATGCGTCCAGATCAAGTAAATGAATCGGTTGTGAAAAAATTTAACAAATATGATAAAGTAACAAACATAATAAACCAAATGCTGTGTGACATAACATGCAAATGCAGCTTACCAAAGAGAACAAAGTAATGAAAAAAAGATTCGATATAAGAAAGTGGAAAAGTTTAAACGAGTCGTCAGAAGCTCCAAGAAGAATGACAGAAGAAGAAAGAAATATTACTTTGGAAGCTGTTGCTAATTTCAACGAATATACTCAACACATATACAAAACAAACGAAATAAAAAACATGGTAGAGAACATCAGAACTTTAGCTGAAAACGCAAGTCGTATGGCTATTGAAGAAACTGCAGACTGGTTCGATGTTGTATCTGTAAAGAGAGACACTAAGTCGATCGGTGAGTCAGTTAAAATATTTGAATCGACTGCCAAAGAAATAGGAACACTACAACAAAGATTAGAATCTGTGTTTGAAGACATAGGTGGTAAACTTGGTAAGTACTATGAGATCAAAGAACTTAACGAAGAACCTAAATTGGATCCAGTAGGAAAAGAAGATGGTGATATCGATAACGATGGTGATCAAGATGCAAGTGATGAGTTCTTAGCAAAGAAAAGAGCTGCTATCACAAAAGCAATCAACAACGAATCTGTTGTAGGAACACTTACAGAAGGATTTGCAACTTGGTCAATGCAATTTGCTCCACAAGTACTAGGTGGTGTTACATTGGATCCAAAAAAGGTTTATAAAGTTAAAGCTAGATCAACAGTTGAAGCAATCAAAAAAGCTTCTAAAGCTGCAGGCATCAAAGGTGATGGTTGGATGGCGACACAAACTCATAAACTTACGAAGATAGGATAATGGCAAACAAATTCAACGACAAGAAGATAAAAGAGTCTACAAAGATGATCCACAAGATCACTGATGCTCTTATGAAAAATCTTGAACAATACAAAGCAGCTAAAGCTGAAGGTAAAGATGTTCAGAAATATATGAAGATATCTAAAAAATTGGTTGATGCCAAAAAGAAATGGCAAAACGAATTGGACAATCAAATCATGCAAATGGATAGAGGAGTTGAATTAGCAATGACTGAAGGTTTGTCTGGATATGATGATCCAAAGTTTCCAAAAGCAAAATATCAAAAGGTAGACAAAGCAATGGTAGATCTTGCCAAAGCTCTTGCAAAAGCTGATGTTGGTAAAA